CGATCACAAACATGACCTTGGGACGTTCTCCTTCAGCCAGCGCCTTGTAGTCGCTCATGAATGTGCTGATTGTTTTGGCCACATCATCAATCATGCTCATGCTTAGTTTCAGCAGTTTGTCCTGGCTGGTGTCTACTCCCAGTGCCTTGAGCCAGGCTTCGTCCAGTGCGTTTTCGCTGTCAACCAACACAACATAGATGCCTTGCTCTTGTGCGTTCTTGATAATGTTGCCCGAGCAGATGTAACTTTTACCTGCTCCTGATTCACCGGCAAACACTGTGACCTTGCCCAGCGGAATACCTTTGTTGAAGTCTCCTGATATCAGATAGTTTAGTGCATAGTTGCCTGTGCTGATCCAGTCGGTGGGATCATTGAAGCCAATGCTGAGACCTTCAATACTTTTTGTGATTTCCTTGCGGAACTTGCTTACGTCAAATGCTTTTGCCACGGTGATTTCCTTTTCTTAATTTGTATAACTCGGTAAAAATTTTACTGCTGTCAACGTTTCTTCGTTGATCCATTGTTTTTATCTTTTCAAACGATCCTGCTAAATCTTTTTCAAACGGTTGTTCTATGTACTTCAACATATTTTTGTAACTGTCTTCGAGCAGATACCCAGGCTGATCATTGATTCTCTGTTGTATCTCACTCTTTAGTAATTGTAGCACATGTGCTGGCAGATGTCTAACATTTAGGTGTTCTGGAGTTAACAGTGCGCCAATTATAAAGCTGTTGTTGTGGAACCCCAGGTGTTTTAGATAGTCTACACAGTCAAATACAGAACGATAGTTTAACAAAAACCAAAGCATGTTGAAACTAATTTTGTGATCAAGCTGTTTTATTTTTTGTAAATTTTCTAAAAAATCTTCCCAGCGGCCACCGTATCTTATGTATTCAAATTCATCAGCTACAGTTTCCACGCTCACAGTCCAGTGTACATTGGAAAATTCACAAATTTTATCAAACACTCGAGTATGGGTTTTGCTTAGATTGGTATTGATTCGAAGATTTACATTGGGATTGATTTTTTGTAGTAGTTCTAGCAGTTCTAAATTTTCTTTCATCAACAAGGGTTCGCCACCGGCCATGTACACATGTTTGAGTGTGGACGCATGATCAAAGATGTATTGCTTGAACCGTGCCAGCTGTTCAGAATTTGGACTAACTACCGGTTGGTTTAATTCGCTGGCCCAGCGACTGCTAAATTCAGAGCTACAATACACACAAGCAAAATTACACAAATTGGTCCATCGCACATCAATGGTGTGCAAGTCGTGTTGATCAAGTTGATAAGTGCTCAATGGTATTTGTTTGAGTTCTCTTATGTAAAAAATTCTATCACTGATGATATCAAATCCTGTTTTGCCATCTTCAAGATCATAACAGGTATGACAGGTTTTTCCTGGCTGGTTGTTCAACATGCGTTGTTGAGTGTCGAGATTGATGTCGTTGTGTAGAATTTCCTCAATGGTATTATTTTTGAGATTGCCCAGTTCTCCAGCACTACGAATACAATTTTTTACCTTGCCGTCAACATTGTACATCAACCCAGTCCAGGGCATGGGACAAAAATTCCTATTGGTTAACACATCTTTGGGAGTCACACTGGCCCCAGGCTAATATCTGATATACGCAAATTCTGTATTCGAGCTAGTTCAAAAATATCAATCAAGGTGTTGGCCCAGTTGTCAACATCAGCTGCTGGCGGCACAGTTTTGTCAAGACTGGTGGCTATGTTTCCTGGACGTATGATAGTAAATTTAATGCCAAGATCTCGATTCCGCAGTTGCCGAACTGATTCTTCTAGTGCAATTTTTTGTATTCTATACTGATCCATGTCCAGGCCAGGAAGACTTGATACCGGAGATTGTGTCATCTGGGTACTGATCACTATGATATGTTTTTTGGTGCCCTGCCACCGATCAGCCATTGCAAACAGCAATTCGGTCTGGGCATAGCCTGCCTGTGCGTTGTTGATAAACAGGTCACAGGGTTGTATTACATCAGCCATTTTTGGTATTACTCGGATATTATGACCGTTGCGACGACTCAGTCTTACTACCTCATGTCCAAGTGCTTCGTATCTGTTGCCCAGAGCCTGGCCAATTCCTGCTGTGCCTCCTGTAATTGCTATCTTCATTTCAACAACTCCACGGGGTCATTATAGAACGTAATACTCAGGACCACCCGCGGTACTGCCATTGGATTTATTCTGATTACAGAATGTGGATATGCAGAGTTAAACACAATTGCTTTTGATTGATCTAGAATTTCTGCAATCAACAACATTTTGTCAACAACACCAGACACATCTTTGTTGGCAAATCCTAACTGATCAACAACATCAGGACAGTTGTTTAACACATCCTTGTCCAGGCGGTACCAACGATTGGCCCAACCTTTTGTATTTTGAATAGGGATGTTTATTTTTGCAACAACTGGTAAAGTGTCAACATGTATTGGCATATCGTCGTCCAACACAGTAATTGACGCTTCCATTGGATATAATTTTAATTTTTTAAAAAATATCATTAACTCTGGTACTGCAAATAACAATTTTTTGGTATCTAGAAAGATCCATCCTCTTTGTCCCAATATAGGCTGGTCAGATATAAATTCTAGAACTTTGGTTGATATAACATCCAACTCTTTGCATTCTAATTCATGATATGCCTTGAGGTCAAACATTTTTATAATAGTCCCATAGTTTGATGCCGCGCAACTGATCTTGTTGGCATGTCCATAATTGCAATTCCACAGTGTTGTCTAGATCCTGTGCCACAATATTTTTTAATTCTTCCGGCACATGAGCTGTGCGTGTAAAATGATTACTGTACTTTACATTCAGCACGTCTGGTTGCGCCAATAGTGCCCAGGAGTGATCAAGTCCATGTTCTTTTACGTACTCAAAAATATTGTTCAAGTTGCCAATATTTAACGCACTCACAGTGGTCCAGGTGTTTAATTCTTGTACACCTATTTTTTTGTATTCGTTCAAATTTTTTTCAAAGTCATCCCATTTTATAGGCCAACGCACATAGTCATGCACACGGCCAATACCGTCCAGGCTTACGGTGACTGTCACATGCACATTGTTGTCCAATAGCTGTTGTATTTCTGGTATGACCTTGGAACAATTGGTATTGATCCTGACACTGGTTACTGATGACGGAATGTTTTTGAGTATGTTGCGATAATTTTTACTAGCACTGGGTTCGCCGCCATTGATGTCTAGATGTACCACTCGTTCAAGAGGTAGACTCCAGAACGCTGATGAATTGTCTATCACAGGATAGTCATTGGATATCAGGCTACCTATTTTTGTGCTTAGATTTTGATTGCAAGATTGACAAGCACTATTACAAATGTTATCCAGTACTCCGCCAACTGTGAGATAGTCCAAACGTGTTTGTGCTTTATCAAATTCTATAGCATTGAGTCTTATGCTGGTGTTGTTGATTTGTTCTGTTTGTTGACATCTCACACATTCCTTGGGCCATGTGTCTAGGCCGCTGTTGATATCAGCTAGCCAGGCACTGGAATCCATTTGTTCTAGTGATTCAAACTGTGGTGGTGACACCATGTGTCCGCAGCGACTCACTGTGCCGTTGGGGTTGAAACGTACAAAATGATCAAGTCTTGGGCAATACATGATCAATTACAACTGCATGATTGCTGCGATAGTATTCTACCAGTTCCGTCCATGTAAATTCTTTGCCGGTTAGATCCAACAATATTTGATCTAAAAACAGATACAATTCTATGTTTGCATCATCCTCAAACAAATGATGTATAAAATGATCAGTTGGAGGCACCACACCTGCTTTGTCGTCACAGGCAACTACCAATCCTATGTTTTCAAAATTTCTAAGTCTAATTTTGGTATCAGCCCCAATATGCTTGCTCAAATTTGCTAGCCAATAAAACTGTGGTAGATAATGACTATTTAGAAATTTGTAACGTTTTGCAAACCAAAATGCTGTAGCAGGATCTAAATCAGGATGATCGCGTTGAAAATGTTGTAGGTAGGTGTTGACCCCACTGGCATATCTATCTTTGGCATTGCGAATGTATACATCGACAAATTTTAAAGATTTCAGTTGCTCGTCAACAAGCACCGAGAGATTGTCTCTCTCGGCGATGCCTCTCAAACTGCTGCTTCCATTTTTTTGGATCAAGTAAATCCATTGAGTGTGAAGTGGCATCTCTACCACTTCACACTGATTTTGAAACAACTCTGTATATAGAGGAGTTTGCATTACTTGGTTTGTCGAGCCCGAATCATAGCTAGAATGTCTTCAGCCTTCTGTGCTGGCTTTGGAGCAGCAACAGGTTCAGCAGCAAAAGATTTTTCTGCTGTGTCAACATCTTCGTCAAAGTTTGCTGTCGATGCTGCAGGCTTGGCAGGTGTGTCATGGACATCGCCGTGTCCATCCACTGTGAGTGAACTGCCAGCAGGTGCGTTGACACCAGCAGGACGGAAGTACTGACCCCAACGCTCTGTATCGTAGGGCTGTCCATCTACTGATGCTTCAAACATTTCCTTGATCACCTTGAGCTCAACTGCGCTGGGCTTCTTGGGCAAGAATGTGCTGAGATCATACAGGCCATGTGCGGCCACAGCAGCCTGTTCAGCTTCGGTCAAGGCCGATTCCTTGCGAGCCCACTTGGATGTGTTGTAGTCTGCGTATCCACCCTTGCTTGTTTTAGCAATGCGGAAATCCAGTCCACGCAACAGGTCAGTTGGCAATTCTTCCAGTTCTGGATCCATCAGGGCACCCTTGATCAAGGTGAACAACTGAGGTCCAATGATGAACTTGCGAATAGGATTGTCCGGTGTTTTGTCGTCGCCGATGGGATTCTCACGCACAAAGCCCTGGAAAATATAACTGCGTTTTTTCCAGTACTTGCGACCCATGTCTTCCAGACTCTTGTCCTTGAACCAGGTGCGTACCTCTGCCAAGATTGGGCAAGCATCGCCCCACATCTCAACGCATGGCACTTGAACCATGACTTGTTTGGAGTCCATTTCACCTTTGACGCCATTGAATGGCAGTCGAATCATTGCTCGCTCTGCCCAAAAGAATGTGTTTTTTGTGTTACCGTCCGGCAGGAAACGAAGTACGGCTTCTTTGCCTTCTTCCATGTTCCAGTGTGGGTAAATTGATTTGTCGCCGCCTCCAGTGGATTGCCCACCTTTGTTGCTGTCTGCGGCCTGTAGCCGTGCGCGGATTTCTGCTAGTGATGCCATATTGTGTTGCCTTTCTGTGCGTTAATATGATTTAAAATTTAAGTAAAAACTTAAATGCTGCCTACAAGGTTATTTTAACACAGCTTGTCTGTGTTTCCTACCACTAAAGGTAGCGAACTTTGCCTATCTAGTTGTTTACGGAAGGGCATGCCACTACACGCCCTTCTTTGTTTTATTTATGTTACTTGAGCAGAGCCAGAGATTTTATTCTGGCCAACATGGCATCGCCTTCGCGAGACTCGTAGTAGCTGCCGGTTTCTTTGGTTAGTTTGCGGCCAATCATGGCACCACCAGTGCCTCCTGCTGCGCCGCCAATAAGCCCGCCTACTGGGCCGCCCAGCGCAGTACCTGCTAAGGTGCCGGCTATACCACCGGCAGTTCCGCCAGCTAATTCACCTTTCCAACCTTCTGCTGGTTGTTGTTCACCTACTCCCCAATTTGAATCTTGATTAATCTTATTACCAACATTTTTATTTCCAGCGGTTGTAGCAATCTT